CGCGCCCGCTCGCGTTAATTTATATATTATCATCACACCCCCCACGAAATTTTTCGCTATAACGCCCTATTCGCAAAAACCCGCAGTCCTCGCAGTCAACGTTTGAACACATCCCAAGCCTCGATGTATTTTTCGTGCTTTGCTCTGGAGTTCGGATTGTGTGGGTATAGGGATATGCGTACCGCTCCGTCCGTGGCTAGGGCGGGTATGATGTACCAGGTTGGAATGGTTGCGACGTAACAGGCGATGACGTCCACCTTTGCGGGGTCTATTGGGTCTTTGCACTTCGTTCCGGTTGCGGTTGTGATCATATATCGTCCCAGTCCGCCGCGCGATTTGTCCTGCACTTTGTCTTCCGTGCCTTTGATTTGCGTTTTGTAGACTTTGCCCGCCAGGTTCATGACTAGGCAGTCTTGTGGGAGATAGTCTCCGAGTGGGGTAAAGATTTCGAGGTTGTGGGTGAGGGCTTCGGTAAAGAAGATTTGTTCGTAAATATTACCCTTCCTCTTCATTTGGGTTCACCTCGATGACTTTGTCCTCGGACGCTTGCGGTGGTATGGACTCAGCGGCCTTCTTCGCTCCCTTTAGGATTGAGCGGACTTTATCGGGTGACATATCGGAAGCTCCGAGCTTCACGTTTGCGGACGCGGTTATATTGGTTGGACGTCCTGATACGGTCATTAGTTTGTCGAAGAGCAAGCCCACCGCATACGCTTTGTTTTGCGGTGGTATTTTTTCGATTGAATCATGAAGATCGTTGAGGGAGTCGGATACCATGTGTTGCAGTTTTTTTTGTACTGCGTTTAGGAATTGTTGCTCGTTCATTTCCAGGCCGTAGCGGAGAGCGTTATGTATTCGATTCCTGTACTTTTCCTGTTTTGGGGAGAGTTCCATATTATCGGCTTCGGTCTTTGGCCTTGATTTGCGTTGTGCGATCTTGGCGGCTGACCTGATTACCTTATCCTTTAGCTTCTCATCGAAGGGTTTCAGGTTTTTGGGTATTCCTTTCGGCATGGTTTTAAGTTTTTATCGGAAAGTGGTTGACTTGTCCATGATAAACTGCACAAGGGAGCGAATATGGATGGGAAGGAATTGAAGGAGTCGTTGGAAAAGTTGGACGTTTCAATGGATGAATTTGCTAGGAGCATTGGGGTGAAGGAGTCAACTATGCGGGTTTGCGTGTACGGCAACCGCGTGACCAAGAAGATGGAAGCTGAGATTAATCGAATGCTTGGTGAACGGGCGCGGGTTGGAGAGCTGGAAGAGATTGAAGAAATGATTGAGGATGTGGTTGCTCCGGTTCGGGAGGTTGAGAAGCGGGTTCGGAATGCGGAGGAATTGATCGGGCGGGTATATTTGAAGCCTAGGAATCCGTATCGGTACGACGTTGAATTTCCGGATGGCAGTCATGGTTGGTTTCGCGCGAAGCCGAATAAATACTTCATTGGCGACAAGGTTAAGTTGAAGAAGGCGGAGAGTGGATGGGAGGTTGTGCGTGGCTAGATTCATAAGTTTGTTTGCCGGGGTTGGAGGATTTGACCTTGGCATGGAGCGGGCTGGGCATGAATGCGTTGCTCAAGTCGAATGGGACAAGAATGCGGCTGGCGTATTGAAGCGTCGATGGCCTGACGTTCCATTGTTTTGCGACGTTTCGAAAGTATCGGCGGATGATTTGCCCGATGCGGATTTTATAACATACGGCTTTCCGTGTCAGGATTTGAGCGTAGCCGGAAAGAGGGAGGGATTAGATGGCCAAAGATCAGGATTATTCTATGAAGCAACTAGACTTATTCGGGAACTGCGCGCCCGAGGATGCGGGTTACGCATTGCGGTCGCAGAAAATGTCGCGGGATTGTTCTCCGCAGATGATGGTGTCGCACTTGCAAGGTGCATCCGAGAATTACTCGACTGCGGGGCTTGTGAAACGGGATGGCGGTTACTCGACAGCCAATATTTCGGTGTGGCCCAAAGACGGAAGCGCGTGTTCATTGTCTCAGATTTTGGAGGAGAATCCGTCGATGAAATACTCGCTGTCACCGAAAGCTTGCCAGGGCATCCTGCGCCGCGCCGAGAAGCGGGACAAGGAACTGCCGGAGATGCTTCAAAGGGCGTTGGAGAGGGTGGCGACGTCATTGGAAGTCTCGCCGCAAGAGACTATAAGGGAGTAGGCAATCAATTCGTAGACGAGGGTAAGGTAATTGCTCAAGGTGAGTATCAGGGAAAACCTTTGGATCAATCCGTTGCGGATACCGTTTGCTCGAAGTGGTCCAAAGGTTACGGCGGACCTGCGGGGAGTGAAACCGGAAACATGATCACCCAAGGCGCGGACGTGTACAATGGCGAACTGACGGGAGAGACTGCTTGTACCTTAACTTCAGGGACAGGCGACTCATGTCGGACAGGGCCGAAGGTAATACAGGGCGTAGACATTTATTCGGGCAACCTTACGGGGGATAAAGCTTGCACGGTGACGAGCGCTACGGGCATTGCGAATGCGAGCGGACCGAAAGCAATTTCATGGAACGGAGACGTCACCCCCAAGGCATCCGAGGACAAGAAATCTATGTCCTTTGCACCATCCGATATTACAAGAGGATTCGGGCAAAAGCCCGAGGTTGAACTGTCAGGCACATTAAAGAAAAACCATAACGACAACTCGCCCCATGTGGTGACAAGTCAGCAAGGCGGGGAAGGCGTGGGTGTGGCTACCTATGAATGTCACAATCAGGATAGTAGGATAAGAGAGCAGCAACAAGCATCCACACTTTCATGCAATGCAGGAGGTAAGGAAGACAATCTTGTCCGAGAAAACCTAACAGTTCGTCGTCTCACTCCAATCGAATGCGAACGCTTACAAGGATTCCCTGATAATTGGACATCGGAAAAGATGGAAGTTGTCCTTGAGGGCAACGAGTGGAAGGCAACCGGAAAGGTGGTCAAACAAGCGGATGGTCCGAGGTACAAGGCAATGGGAAATGCGGTCACCGTGAACGTGGCCGA